GGAGTCCTGGTTGGCGCGCCGCTGGTCGTCGATGTCGTGGTGGAAGGCGTACACCGGGGCGTAGTAGGTCGGGGTGTTGTCCAGGGTGAACTCGCCACCCTTGGACTCGGTGCCGGGCGCACGCACCTGCATCTCGTCGCGGTTGAAGTACCCGCGATCGTAGGTGTAGTAGCGGTCGCTCTGCTTCTCGACGGGGATGCTGGGGAACACTTGGTCAGCGACGAAGTGGTCATTGGCCTGCATGAAGGCCACGCTGATGTTGGTCAGCGGTTGGTTGACGTGGACGTCACCCGGGGTCGGTTGGGTCATGGCTCTCGTTCTCCTTCTTCTGGGTTTCTGCTGTGGTCAGGATCCGGGGATCACGCCAGGATCGGCGCGCAGCCCAGGAGGACTTCGATGACTTCGCCCGTGGCTCCGCCCTTCACGCACACGCCCATGACGTGGTACGTGGAGATGGCGACGACGGCCGCTCCGGTCGCGCTCGTGGCGACCTTCTGGTTGGGCGTGATCGTGGCACCGGCCACGACCTTCGCCACACCCTCGACCTGCACCTCGGCCGCCTGGCCGAGCGCGGTGGGCTTGTTGTTCAGGACGCCGATGGACAGCTCCCCGAGCGTGTTGTTGATCGCCACATTGCCCGAGCTGTCGAGCTCGACAAAGTGGTACAGGCTGGCCGACAGGTCCGCGGCGGCGGGCCGGGTGATCGTCAGCGGGATTTCGACTTGAGACATGGCTGGTTGTTCTCCTTCTTGGGGATCTTCTGGTTTTCAGTGGGCTGACCGGAGGTCAGATCCCCTGTCCGGGTTGCGTGGTCTGGGCGTACAGGGCCTGGCCCTCCGGGGTGTCGAGGACCGCCACCTTGGCCTCCGCCAGGGTGATCTTCCGCGTCTCCGCGAGGTTCTTGGCCAGCGCGTCGAGCTGCTCGACCGGGCTGGCACCGCTCGCCGAGACCTTGTGGCCCAGCGCAACGAAGGCCTTGCCCATCGTGGTGGAGAGGACCTTGAGGATGCCCTCGACCTTGCCGCGGGTCGCCTCGTCCGCGATCGTGGAGACCGCGCGGAGGAGCTCGACCTTCGCCACTGCCTCGCCCGGGAGGCTCTTGAACTCGTCCGAGGCCCGCTTGGCCAGGTTGGCGTCCACGACGGCCTTCTGCGACTCGCGGTTGGCCTTGCGGAGCTCGTCGTTGTCCTTGGCCATGCTGATGACCCGCGCGTCGTCGTTCTTGCGGAACACCATGCCGTTCTCGGCGGTGTACACGACCGGGTTGGACTCGGCCGCCTTCGCCAGGATCGACGCGCGCTCGCTGCGGTCCTTCTTCAGGAACTCGCCGCGGCCCGACTCGTCGAGGCCGGCGTAGTGGACCTTGTCCGCGTCCGACAGCTGGCCGAACGCACGGGACTGGGCCAGCTCCCCTTCGAGGGTCGCCAGGCGCTTGCTCATCTCTTCCATCTTCTTCTCGTCCATGTTGGGACCTTCTCCGTTGGGGTTTGCTGACTTCTGTGCACCGCCGAAGCTGTCCGGCAGCATGCTCTCGAGGCCAAGTGCCTTGGCCCTTGACTTGATGTGCCGTCGAGCCGCCTCGACGTCCTTGGCCCGACCCTGCGCGTGCAGCGCGTTCTCGAGGTCGGCCTTGTTCCTGATCGGGAAGGACCCGTCGGGCATCGCCGCGCCGCTGTCGGCCAGCTGGCTGCGCTGCTCCGCCGTGAAGTCGGCCTTCCAGTACGGTGCGCGCTTCTCCGCGTCACCCTCGGCAGCCTCCTCCTCGGGGGTCTCAGCGGACTCCTCGCCCGGGGATCCCTCCATGAAGGCATCGTGGATCCCGCCGGCCGCTGCGCGCCGCTTCTTCTTGTCGGGAAACTTGTCCTTCATCACCGCGTGGTCGTCGCAGCGGGCCATGAAGTCCGACTTGCTCTCGTCCGCCTTCGGCACCGGCATCCCGTCGCGCTTCATGATCACCATCGTCGCGCCCTCCTGGGCCGGCTTGTCGACAGCGCTGAGCTCGTCGATCCTGAACTTGGTCATGATCCTCTTGGCCATCACGCACTCTCCTGGACAACCCGGTCCTCGATCCGCTTGCCGCCGATCGAGAAGCCGGTGAATGTCCCGTCCATGAAGCCCTTGGCCACGGCGGGGTCGGGCCGCATCGCAACCATCAGCCCCGTCTTGTCCGTCTCGATCCCGAAGGCCTTGGCGACCTCCGTGGTCATCGGCCACGCGAACACGACCGTGCCCGCGCTCGCGCCTTGGTGCATCACCCTCGCCTCGCGGCTGTTCGCCATGAAGTCGGTCGAGGCCTCGAGCATCGCCTGTTCCGGGATGTGGTCACCCTGGAGGTCGAAGTAGTCCACACCGTCCTGTTTGCAGACGATGGCCCAGCCCATCACGAGGCCGAGCGAGCTGTCGGCCTTGACGACCTTGGCCTGTAGGCTGAAGCTGTCCATGCGCAAGGCTATCTTCCCCCCTCGGGGCACTCCCGTCAAGGGGGGGCCCATCAGGAAAGCCGGTAGGTGACCCGGCAGCGGCAGTTGATCGTGTCCTCGGCCGGGGCGGTGGGGTCACGCGGCTCCATCAGGCTGTTGCCCAGGCCACTCTGGAACGGCTGGGTCAGGCCCCGCTTCTGCTGGTCCATCTCCAGGTGCCACTCGCGCGAGCGCCCGTCATGGCGTGTGAGCCAGGTCCTGACGACCTCCTCGTGCTTGAGGTGCCCCGTCTCCACGGCCTGGAGGAACCCCTCCTGGATCCCCTGGGAGCTCGCGCGCAGCCCCTCGGTCCGGGCAATGGTCTCGGCCCTGAAGTTGACCCAGCGCTGGCGGTAGCGGTCCACCATCCGGTCGATCGTGGCCGGCGGGATGGGGCGGTCCTGGCTGATGGCCGCGCGGACGGACTGGTCAAACCGTCCGTCGCGGAGCTCGCGCTGGAGGGCCTGGGCGCTGTTGCGCTCGAGGAGGTCGCGGTAGGACTGGACGACCCCCTCCTGATACCGGGTGAGGCCGAGGGACTCGCGGAGCTCGCGCGCCACGTCGCGGGGGTTGGTGCCGGCCGCGACTCCCCGGGAGATGATGTCCCGGAACAGGTCACGCTGCGGGTCGGAGACCTCGCGGATGAGGCGGAGCTGGGCCTGGCGGATCGCCGAGACGGCCCGCTGGTTGACGACGTCGAAGCGCACCGCCACACCCTGTGCGTCCTGGATGAACTGGCCGGCCTCGTCCGCGCCCTCGTGGAAGATGTCGGCCCAGATGCCGGACAGGCCCAGGGCGAGGGTCTCGGTGGTCACGATCGCCTGGCCGAGGTTCCCCGACTCCATGAGCGCCGCGACCTCGGCGGTGTCGATCGACCCCGCGACGTGCGTGATCAGCTCGAGGTAGGTGGCCTTGAACTGGCGCTCAGCGTTGGCCAGGAGCTCGTCGAGGCGTGCCTGGCTGAACTGGTTGGAGGCCTTGGCGATCAAGCGCCACGCACCTGGCAATCGTAGGTCGCGCTGGCCGGGTCGCGGATCACGTTGACGACCTCGGCCTCGACCCCCTCGGCCTGGATGTGGTCCGAGGACTGGGGGACGATGCCGCTGGGGAGGCTCTTGCCCAGGAGGAGGACGCGGCGGTCACCCTTCTGGACCAGGTCCCCGTCAAACTGGGACAGCCGGTAGTCCACGACGACACCCTTGCAGGCGTAGGTCTTGCGCGAGGGGTGGACCCCGGAGGTCAGGTCCCCGTCGACGCGCTGGCCCGGCGTGAGCCGCACCAGCGTCATCTTGAGCAGGCCCGGCCCGAGGGACTGGTTGAGGATCGCCGCGATGTCGACGCCGAACAGCTTGGTCATTTCACGGGAGACCTTGGTTGAAACCGTACTCGTCGGCCGCGTCGAAGGCCGAGCCGACGTCGGTGCCGCTGACGATCCCGAGGGTCGGGTTGCGCCCGCCGAGGAAGGGGGCGACGAGCTCCTGGACGATCCAGGGGAAGCGCATGTTGCGCGTGCCGTCGGTCGGGCGGAAATACTCCACCTCGGCGGGCCCGGCCTTGGCGACACGGATGTTCGAGCCGGTGCCCATCGACGTCTCGAGGTCCGGATTCTGGGTGAGCTCGAAGGCCAGCTCGCACTCCGCGTCCTTGATCTCCTGGGGGACCATCGTGGGGTCCACCGCGTTGCCGTCCTGGTCGGTCAGGCCCGTCCGGGGGAAGGCGAGGATCTGCGCCGGGTCGGTCTCCTGGCCGTTCCAGTCCGGCCGCTCGAGGAGCTTGGTGGCCGTGAGCAGGCTGCGGTTCTGGGTGTCGGGGTCGAGCCCCGCCCAGAGGTCGGCCGCGCGGGTCGAGTCTCCGAGGAACACGCTGGCCTCGGCCAGCGTGACGTAGGTGTTGGTGCCGACGACGAGGGCTGATGTCACGGGTTCACCACATTCTTGAGGACGGTCAGGGTGCCAGTGGCGACCACGAGCGTGAAGGGGGTCGAGTCGATGTACAGCTCGAGCTCGAAGTAGAAGTCACCCGCGAGCGGCTCGGAGTCGGTCCCGAGGAGGAACACCGACAGCTTGCCGTTGGTCGGGTCGGTGATGTTGATCTCCGACGAGCCGTTGGCGCTGTCCTTGGTCACGACCGGGGTGGCCGTGATCGGGTCGCCCGAGGTGCTGAGCCGCGCGAGCGCCCAGCGGGCCGAGATGCCGGTGAGGTCCTTGGCGACCCCGCCGTTGTCCTGGTCGATGACGGTGTAGCGGATCTCCCGCTGGTTCCCGGCATACACGCTGTCGATGAGTCCGGTGACGGCCATGCTAGCAGACATCCCCCTGGAGGTCGCCATCCTCATCGTACCCGGCCTGCTGCTCGGAGACAAGGTCGCTGCCAGCAGAGAACTCCGCAACCTCGTCCCAGCCCCCCTCGAGGAGGGCGACGGCCTGGGCCCCACCACCGAGCTCGGCCACCGAGTCCGCCCCGGCCGGCAGCTCCATAGGACAGGCGAGCGTGAGGTT